AGTACTTCCTTTAAACCCTGAAGGTGTGAAGCAGGACTGGCATTTTGAGTCCATTCTCCTAAGAGAAACTTTCTTGTCATGTTCATAAGATTGGGCATTATTTATTCTTCACTCTCGACCTTTTTCGCAGTGGTCTTCTTAGCGACTTTCTTAGCGGCTTTGTTAGTTGTTTTAGTTTTTGTTTCTTCATCTAATCTGCGAGCACTAGTGATTAGTGTCTCTCTCTCCTTTAATTCTTCTTCTGATTTCTGAATTTGCTGTCTAATTCTTTCTCGCTGGGCCTTATTGATTCTTTCTTCTCTTTCTGTTTCAGCAGTTTCAGTATCCTCAACTGCTTGTTCAATTTGTACAGCTTTTACTGTTTCGTTGCTTTGAGCAGGTGTTTCAGCGACTACTGGTTGTAGCCTAGCTTGTTTAGCTTGTTCTGCTGCTTGTTGCGCAGCAAGTCTTGCTGCCTTTCTTTCTCTTCTTTTTCTTGGACTAGCCATAATTAACTCCTTTTAGGTCTAATACTATAAATAGTTTGTTTTTTCGTTTATGGTATCAAATATTAAGGATTGGCTGCTCATGTGGCTGAAACAATGGTCGCGACTTGATCTTCAGTCGAGGGAGATCCGCTGGGTGGATCTACCTCTATACCTGCAAGTTCTGTTTTAATAGCTGTTTTAATAGCTGTCGTTTTTGTCAAATAGGACAACTCTTCTAGTTTATTAGATATTTGAGTCAAAATAGCCTCGCTAAATGATAAGCTTGCCTTAATATCGTGATAAATTATTTTTCTATCTTTATTTCTAATAACTTCTTGTAGTTTTACTTTGGTGTGTTTTGAATTGATTGTTGCCTCTGTTAGACTATGCTTGAGCTTATATATTTCTGGTTGTCTATCTTTTAGTTTGATACCTTCTTTCACTTCTCTAATATCTCTATCTTCTCTTGCATAAATACTTTCAGATTTTCTAATATTGGAAGATATTTTAGAAGATCCAACAAAGGGGATTGCTCTTCTTAAAGAAGTAGCTGATTCATGATTTACCAATTTGTGTGTATTTATTATAAAATTTGATTCTAATAGTGGGGGCTTATCTCCTTTATCAAACGGTTCTGGTTCAGTTATAATTAATTCTCTAGTGATAGTAGTTTCATTACCAGCGTTGTCTGAAGCAATATACGAGATAGTTTCTGGACCAATTATAGAAGTATCAATATACTCCGGGAAAATTGATACTGAAACTACACCATCAACTGCATCCAATGCTGTAGCACCGGGATCATTCCAAGTTGAGTTTTGCTCTATTATTTCTGGATTATTACCATTAAGAGTTATTATTGGACCGTCTTCATCCGGTGGGATCACAGTATGTATCACCTCTAAAACTAATCCGTCTTGGTATGATAAACTTGGTGAATGAGTTACTTCTAAAACTAACCCGTCTTTTGTGCCTTGGTTCATATTTTAAAATCCTAGTTTTTATTTTTAGTTTGGATCATCATCGATTAGAAAAGCTCCGTTAATTGCAACAGGTGTTTGATGAACCGCGTTTTGGGTAAATCCTGGATTTCCCACGATTGTATCAATTTCTGTAGAGGTTAATAATATATTTGTAAATTTGCCAGTACTTTGTAGAGAGGTGTATGTTGGCGCCTGTAAACCATTGACGCCATTGTTAACAGTTAGGTAAGAGGTTAATCTATTCAGATTTCCAGAACCTAGATTATAGGATATCTGATTAATCGCTATAACCTCGTCAAATGTCTCTACTGGAATATATAAAACTACCAAATCATTAGAACTAGTAGTTGTTTTCAAATAATTGTTGTCACCAACCTCATAAAGATCTTCGCCAGTAGCATCATTTCCATCCTTGTCTGTCCACCCGATGTTAAGTGTCGATGCGCCTGGTGCTGCCTTTAATCCGTGAATATATAACTCTCTGTCGCCATCGTCAGATGCATCATTATAAACAAAGATGTGATCGTAGTATGTCTCATCTGATGCTGGACTGCTGGGAGAACTAAATTCTATTGCTGAAATAGTATCGCCGCCAGTGCTGGGATCCCAAATTAGGAGCCCAGGCATGCCTGACGAGCATAATTGACCATTATAATATATTTCAGTGATGGCGCCACCGTCTATCTTTATGGATATTCTGTGCCATACATCTTGTGTTAACAAGGCTATTGGATCTAATTGAGTTATTGTACCATTAACATCTTTGATGTTTAATTGGGCAGTTGTAGTTTTCCCAGAACCGTTTTTATCAGTTGTTAAATAACACCCACCAAATTTAAAGAAATCTCCGCTGTGGTCATTCCAAAATTTACCTGTAAATTTCACATAAAATGAAATCCATCCGCCAGAGTGAATCTCAAAAAGTGACGGCTGTCCTGGTATATACGGAGTTTGAAAAGTTGTAGACCATTGCATTATTTTTAAACATCTTTCTCCGCCCCCAGTTCCGTTTAGTGGCTGCGCTGAGTCTAGATGCGAGGTATCAACAAACGCAGAATTAGAAGATATCCACCCTGCATCTAAATAACTTTGCGTTGGAGCATTTATCTCCCATCCCCACGACCATACTAATGCCATTTTATATTTCTCCTTATCTAAGTAGTCTCTTCAATAGCCTATCATACAACCTGTCGCCTCTTCTGTTAAAGGCTTCTTGTAAACCTGTTGTTTTTTTCCTGTCTTCGAACTCTCGAAATATCATACAACCTTCTGTATATGCTTCTTTCTCCATTAAATTGAGATGCTCATCTTTCTGAGCGTATCCTTCACCCATTTCCATATCTCTACTGAACTCTCCACGTTCATTCTGTACGTGATGTACGAGTTCGTGGGATATTGACTTTAAAATATCTTTTGGATGACGGTTTGTCACAAACACAGTAATGCTGCTGGATGCTGGATCATAATATGCTGTTTTCCCCAACATGTTTGATGCATTTTCAGCATCGTCTTGAAACGTTATATTCGAGGGATAATTTGAAAAGCCCATCTTTTCTTTTGCGAAAGGGCAGAACTCTTTTAGTAGTTCTTGTAATTCCTCGAATCTTTGCATATGTGAGTTATTTGTTATTTTCATTGGTTGTTTAATCTTTTCATTAACTTATTATATATTTCTTCATCTCTTTCTTTTTGATGAGATTCATGAAGGCGAGGTTGTGATGTGTTTTTCTTGGATTCTTCTTGCGCGCCCTGGTCCGATGCCTCTACTTCCTCTGTATCGTCGTCCTCGGGGGATTCCTCTGTCGGCTCCTGATCTTCTGAATTTTCCCCTGTTAATAGATCTCTTAATAAGGTTACTCCAGTTTCCAAAGCTTTTCGCGTGTCGCCGGGTGTTGCTTTTACCTTTTTTGCAACCACTCGAATCTTATCTGAAACTTCAAGTCCTTCCACTTGTTTCTTTGCTTCTTCTGATGATGCACCATTTTCCTCAAAATGTTTTTTTGCATGCATCTCTAAAAAAGCTTCTATGGGGTCTTTTTTTGATGATGTTAATCCTTTCACTCTTTTAAAAGCAGGAGATATTTTATTAAAGAAATCTTTAATTCTTCCCTCTTCAAGTTCGTCTGTTCTTGCTTCTATGCTTTCTCTGAGAAGTTTTTTAAAATCTTGGTTATTCATGCTTCTTGTTCCTTAATACGCAGTACCTCTAATAAATAGTCTCTAGTAACTTTATCTTCGAATAGATAGATCGTTGCTGCTGGTAATAATTTGTTAGCCATTTTAGCATCGTATATTTTTAGAATAACTCCTGCTCCAAACTTATCCTTTATAAGAGGTTTTGTATATACTATATCTCCCACTTTAAACTTTTCTTTTAATTCTTCTCCGATTAATTTCATTTGGAGTGTTTATCCGCAACTGAAGAAGACGCCCAAGATTCGGGTTTGAGTTTATATTTAAATCCAGAGCCTCTGGTATACCCAACTAGCATATTAACAAACTTGTTGGTATATGCACCTTCTTTTGGGTTAATATCCAGATGTAACTCAATGTTAATGTCTGGTATTTCTTCTGTAAGCAAATTTCCAAGTTCTATTGTCATTTCTACTTCGTGAAGAACACGAAGCATTATAGTTGGAAATTTATCTGCAAGTTTACTGTTTCGTTTGTAAAAGTAAATGCCGCCCGCTTGTTCTCTTGCTCCGTGTAAACAGATGCTGCTAGCAAACACACAGTCTGTCCTGCTTTTTTGGCTATCACACCCAATATATACATTAGCACCCTTTTTAGAATATTCTTTAGTGATACTAACAACTTCTTCAAATGATATCTTTTTCCCATTTCCAGTTAACCACATCTTTATTCTTCATAAGGATTAAAATCCCGAGAATCTACATGCTTTACGCCTTGGGTTTTCATTGCATCTAACATTTGGTGAGTATATTGTACTTGCTGTGAAATGTTTGGCAGCACAGTAGTCATTATATATTCTAGTTGAATTTCTGAAACATTTCCTGCTTGGTAATCAGCTACAATATCTCTTTGTAGTTGCTGAAGAAGTTGGTATGTTTGGCTGCTATATTTATCAAACTTAGTTATGTCTTGTTTTATTTCGGCTGCCTGGGCATCACCGTATTGAGGATATCTTTCAGATAAGAGTTCCTGGTTTGCCTCAATAACTAATTCTTTAATTTGTTTTTTGTTCATTTGGGCCTCCAACAATAACTAGTCTTGTTTAGTTATAACCTATCTGTTTAATATATTTTAAAGGAATCTCTGCATAGCCTCGTGGTATATTATCTGAAACTATTTTAACATATCCTTCTTCATCTGGAGCATCTGTTATTAATACCTCCATTCCTGTATAAATTCTTATCATTTTCTTGGTTGTATTATCCATAATCCATATTTCTTTTAAATCATCTGGTAAAATAATAATTTGATATGGAATCGGAGGATCCGTCCCATCATTCATTGTTAAAACGTCTTTATAGAGTATTTCAACGTATTGTAATATAAAGTTCTGAATTTCTGGCTTTATTTTTGTACTCAAAATCAAGGCGCCTCCTCGACAAAGTAAGTAGGAGAAGGTGCATCGAATAGAGTTATTTTATCCATTAAATGATTTCTGCTCTTCTTGTCGCCTCGTCTAGAGCCTCAATATGAGTCTCATAATACTCTGAAATTTCTTTATTACGATATTTCTTGTAATACCACTTTCCCTTATTAGGGCCTATCTTAACTTTTTTAACAACCAATTTTGGTTCTAAGTTAAGACTTTCAAAGTGATTTGCGTTTTTGTATTTCCAGCTAGGGTATGTATCTTTTTCTTCCATGTATATAATATAACACATATATTGTAAAAAGTCAAGAAAATAAACATATTTTCAATAAAATGGTGGAGGTGACAGGACTCGAACCTGCAATCTTCTGCATGCCTACTAACTATAAATTTCTTTACCAACATTGTTGTTTGTAGTCTGGACTTTCTCTCAACCATATCATAATGACTTAGGCTATTCCCGTCAAGTCTCTACACCTGCCTTATATAAGGATTGGCTCGGGATTGCCATCAGCTTCATCTGTTAAGGTTTCCCCGAATTTGAGAATATATGCAACATAACATTTCTATTATGAGGCTCGCATTTTAGTTGGTTTAAGGCAGATGCTTCCCCGATTAAGCTACACCCCCTTTAAGTGTCAAGCTTGTTTATAAATAGTGTTAATAAAACCAGAAACATATAAATTAATTTTTTCTTCTATTAGCATTTTATAACGACTATGAATATATCCATGGTGAGTTGGACATAGTGGTACCAAATTGCTTGGTATATTATTGTGATGGTTTAAATCATAATGATGTACCGCTACAATTAAATTTTCTTTACATATTATACATTCTTTTTTATGATATTTGAAACATATAGCTCTATAGTGTTTTGTTGTATCATAATGAAAAGGTTGTATTTCTTTAATGCCTCCTATTTTTTGTGATATATCCTTACACTTTCTTTCACAAAAGAAAAGGCCACTTTTTGACGCTCTTTTTTTAGATTCAGACTTGTAAAATAATTTATCACAGTTTGCGCATTTAACATTTGGTTCTTTTAATTTTTTGTTTTTACTTCTCCATTCTCCAAAACATTTTCTTCCACAATATTTTCCATAACCTCTCCTCGCTTCTTTTAATAATACTTCAAATTCTTTTTCACAATTTTGGCATTTTTTAATCATTGTTAGCATTTAAAATTAATCCTATATTCTAATATTATAAATAGTTCAGTGGAACATATTTTCCTTGCGCAAAATAATAATATTTCCTTAATATTAAACAGTAACTCGTAAAGCAGACAACTACTTACATCGAAACATTAAACCTCGGAGGTACCAAACTTGAAAAAAACTTACATACTTGATACTAGTGTTTATTTAACAGATGCAGAATCCATTTTCCAGTTCGAAGATAATAATATTGTTATACCCATAAAGGTTTTAGAAGAACTGGATAAACATAAAAATAGACAAGATGGAGTCGGCCTCCAAGCAAGAAAACTAATTCGAACTCTGGATGATCTAAGAAATGTAGGATCGCTTAGAGAGGGTGTTGTTTTGAATGAATATCAAGGAATTGTAAAAGTTATGGCTCACAGTCCTGAATTATTACCAAAGGATTTAGATCTTAAGCATGCTGATCATCTTATAATGTCGACGGCGCTAGCGGCGCAGAAAGAAACAAGTGAAGAAGTTGTAGTTGTGACTTGCGATATTAATATGAGAGTTATCAGCGATAGTTTGGGACTTAAAGTCGAAGAATACACTGCTAACAGAGTAATAGATAAAAGAGATAACCTCTATAGTGGATATTCTGAGATTATTGTCGATGCAGATATCATCGATGGTTTTTATGCTGGAGAAGAAGTCTTTTTAGATCTCGAAGATTGTAAACCAAATGAGTTCTTAATTTTAGTATGTTCTTCGGATGAAAAGAAAAGTGCATTAGCAAGATATACTAACCCACACACTCCTTTAAGAAGGCTTCCAACGGACCTTAAAAAAGGAATATGGGGAGTATGTCCGAGAAACAAAGAACAGATGTTTGCTATGGATTTATTATTGGATCCAAATATTAAAGTTGTATCACTGGTAGGTGCACCAGGAGCAGGCAAAACTCTTATTGCTTCCGCCGCTGGATTAGAACAAACTCTAACGCTTGGTACGGGATCTTATAAGAAAATACTTATTTCTCGACCTGTTCAGCCCGTAGGAAAAGATATTGGTTTTCTTCCTGGTACATTAGAAGAAAAAATGCTTCCCTGGCTTAAACCAATTCAAGATAATCTTCAATATTTACTTGGTTCTGATGAAGCAACCCTAGAGATGTATATGGATAAGAAAACAATTGAGATTGAGGCAATCAGCTTCATTCGCGGACGAAGTATTCCAGATTCTTTTATTATTATTGATGAGTGTCAAAACATTACTCCTCATGAAGTAAAAACTATTTTAACAAGAGTTGGAGAGAACTCAAAAATAGTATTAACTGGAGATATTGAGCAGATTGATAATATTTATATTAATGAACTTACAAATGGATTAACTCATGCTGTTGAGCAGTTCAAGGAATACGGAATTGCTGGACACGTCACTCTCAAAAAGGGAGAAAGATCAGAAGTTGCAACCCTTGCAGCGAAGATCTTGTAAAATGTTGTCAAAAGAATTTGACAACGGGCAAAAAGGATGCTATACTATATAAGATGTTTAATAAGAAGATTAAGATAGATGGTAATGTTTATCATTTAGAATACTTAAAATACTCTTGGAGAAATAATATGACAGAGAATAAAGAATATAAGTTAAATAATATTAATATTTATATAAAAGATAATTTTAAAAATAAGATTGATCTTAATAATGTAATTGATCAGTTGAAAACAACTTTACCAGACAGTATGTTTGAAGAAATAGATTCAATGTATATTGGAGAGTTTGAGATGTTAATCAATCATGATTTGAATGCTCTTTATAAAGATGGAGCAATATATATCAGTAATGTTCAAGATAATGAATCAGATTTATTAGATGATATCATTCATGAAACTGCTCATTCTTTAGAAACAAAGTATTCTTTTCTAATTTATGGAGATAGCAAGATAGAAGATGAATTCATAAGAAAAAGAGTTAAGTTAATGAAGATTTTAGAAGAAATGGGTTTTAAAACAAATCAAGCTTTATTCATTGATTCAGAATACTCAAAGGAATTAGATGAATTTCTTTATAAAGATATCGGTTATGAATTATTGAATGTAATTTTCTCACAACAAGGTATTTTTACTTCTCCTTATGCAGCAACCTCTATAAGAGAATATTTTGCTACTGGATTTGAATATTACTTCTTAGATGAAAGAAAATACCTCAAACAAATTAGTCCAGCCCTATTTACTAAAATAGGGGAAATTCATAAAGAATGTACAATATAATAATTAAAGAATCTTATAAGAGAATAAGTTCTGAAACAGTAAATGAAACAGTTCTAGTAACAGTTGAAATGGCACCATACGAAAAAAACTATCAACCAGTCAGGATGTCATGTACAAAGAGTGAAGTCTCTCAATGGTTAAGAGATAATAATATTGAAGTTGGTAAAATGACTTATGGGCACAACTTAAATAATGTTAATAAAGGCTTGTGTGCTGGAAGATTTGAATTTAATTTACCAGAAAAAGAAATAATTATTGAAAAACCACTTGACAAACCAGCAAAAGATGTTATATTATATAATGAACAAGAACAAGTAGAGATCACAATTGACAACAACAAAAAGTCAAAACGTAAATCAAAAAAATCTTCAAAGTCAAAAAAGAAAGCACATAAGCTTCTCAGAAATGAGAATTTGGTCTGAATGTGCTTATAAACATAAACTTATATATCTAGATAAAATTAAAGAATTTAAGGGTAATGAATTCACAGCCTTTGGTACTGCGGTTCATACTGTTTGTGAAAGTCTTCTATTAACAGAAGATATTAATACAGAAGTTCTGTTTGAAAAAGAATTTGAAAGAGAGTTAATTTCTTTACCCTCTGATCTTGAATTAAGAGAAGATTTAATTCGTCAAATGGAAACACAGGGAAGAGACATCCTACCAGAAGTACTCCCAGCAGTTAAAGAGTACTTTGGAGAATACGAAGTAGTTAATACAGAAGAAGAACTCTATGAACTCATCGAAGCCTTCGGAGACGATAACAACTTCAAAGGCTTTATTGATTTAGTAGTTAAAACCGCAGATGGCAAATACCACATTATTGATTGGAAAACATGTAGCTGGGGTTGGAATCTTCAAAAACGAACTGATAAACTTATCACTTATCAGTTGACGCTTTACAAGCATTTCTTTGCTAAAAAGCACAACATTGATACAAAATTAATAGAAACTCATTTTGCACTTCTTAAGAGAACCTCTAAAAAAGAAAGAGTAGAAATTTTCAGAGTAACCAGTGGTGAAAAGAAAACTGATAATGCTATGGCTCTCTTAGAAAAAGCAGTTAATAATATTCAGAGAAACAGACATATTAAAAACCGCTTATCATGTGCAAAATGTGAGTTTCATAAAACTAAACATTGCCCATAGGATAAACAATAAATGTCAGAGAATAAGAAAATAAAAATACTAATGTTAGGAGATTCTCCTTTCGCACCTTCTGGAGTTGGAACACAATTAAAATATATTTGTGAAGCCCTCCTTAAAACAGGTAAGTTTTCAATCATTAACCTCGGAGGAGCACTTAAGCACGCTAGTTATAAGCCTCAGAGAACAGAAGAATACGGAGAAGACTGGACAGTCATTCCAGTAGACGGATACGGAACACAAGAAATGATTCGTTCTGCTATTTGGACAGAGAAACCAGATCTATTATTCTTTATGACCGACCCAAGATACTGGGCTTGGTTATGGGAAATTGAAAACGAGGTCCGACCCCACATTCCGATGGTTTATTATCACGTTTGGGATAACTATCCATATCCACATTATAATAATAAATTTTATCAGTCTACAGATGTTGTGTTTAACATCTCGAAAGTAACTCACGATATTGTTACAACGGTATCTCCAAACGTAGAAGCACATTATTTACCACACGCGGTTAACTCAGAAGTCTTCCAAGCTTTCCCAGAAGAAACAGTACAGGAACTTAAAGAACAACACTTTGAAGATGATCAGAGATTTACATTCTTTTGGAATAACAGAAATGCACGACGCAAGATGAGTGGAAGTCTTGTTCATTGGTTTAACGAATTCGCAGAACAAGTTGGACCAGAGAACGTAAGACTCATTATGCATACTGATCCAAAAGATAAGCATGGCCAAGACTTAGCTCACATTATTAATCATCTTGAAGCAGATGATGGCAGAATCATGTTATCAACTAAAAAGATTCCACCCGAGGCCCTAGCTGTAATGTATAATATTTCAGATTGTACAATCAATATTTCAGATGCAGAAGGGTTTGGTTTGGCGACACTGGAGTCTTTGTCCTGTGGTACTCCAATCATTGTGAGTATGACTGGTGGACTTCAAGAACAGGTTACAGATGGCAAGAAGTGGTTTGGGATTGGTATTGAACCAGCATCAAAAGCAATTATCGGATCACAGTCCGTTCCATACATTTATGAAGATCGTGTTTCGAAAGAAGATTTTATTAATGCTTTAAGAGAAATGTATAAGATGTCCAAAACAAAAAGAAAGAAAATGATTTCTCAAGGAAGAAAACACGTTGCTAAAAACTATAATTTTGAAGACTTCACTAAACGATGGGTTGATGAAATCACATCTATCCACGAACGTCACGGCTCTTGGGAAACAAGAGAAGGCTATGAAGCTTGGGAAATTAAGGAGGTAGGAAATGTCAATTAAGAGAATTTTAATCAGAGGTCCAATTTTAACATCTTCGGGATATGGAGTACACGCTAGAACAGTATATCGTTCACTGGCCAAACGTCCAGACTTATTCAAATTGTATGTGGTACCAGTTAACTGGGGTCAAACTGGCTGGATTTCAGAAGACACACAAGAGCGCAAAGATCTAGATAAGATTATTGCGGAGACTCAAATAGCCATCAATAATAAAGAACACTTTGATATTTCACTACAAGTCACAATCCCAAATGAATGGGAAAGGCTAGCTCCAGTTAATATTGGTATTACAGCGGGAATTGAAACAACAAAGGTTGCACCAGAGTGGCTACAAAAAGCAAATGAGATGGATAAAGTGATCACCATCTCAGAACACTCAAAGAATGTATTCGAGGATACAGTTTATACAGGTCAACATCCAGAAACTGGTGAAACTGTAACTCTAAGCTTAAATACCCCCATCGAGGTAGTAGGATATCCAGTAAAAGAACATGAAGTAATTGATCTTGGATTCAAACTAGACTATGATTTCAATTATCTAACAGTTTGTCAGATGGGCCCTCGAAAGAATCTTGGTACACTTATCCAATGGTTCTGCGAGGAGAACTTCGATCAAGAGGTTGGACTAGTTGTTAAAACCTCGATTAAGAAGAATAATAGAATCGATAGAGAACATACAGAAGAAATGTTGGAGGTTGTATTAAATAACTTCCCAAATAGAAAGTGTAAGGTATATCTCTTACACGGAAATATGAATGAACAAGAAATGAATTCTCTATATAATCACCCTCAGATTAAATGCTATACAAGCACAAGCCATGGAGAAGGCTTCGGGCTTCCTATCTTTGAAGCAGTATACAATGCAATGCCTGTAATCGTTCCAGGATGGTCGGGACAATGTGACTTTCTTTATGTTCCAGATCCAAAGAATAAGAAGAGAAATAAACCCATGTTCGCAAGCGTAGAATACGATTTACAGCCTATTCAAAAGGAAGCTGTTTGGGATGGTGTTCTAGTGGCCGATTCTATGTGGTCTTTCGCCCGAGAAGGGTCCTTTAAGCGACGTTTACGAGAAGTCCGCACTGGGTATGGGAATTGGAAGAAGAAGGCTCAGAAACTACAAAAATGGGTAAAGAAAGAATTCAGTGAAGAAGTGATTGATGAGAAATATATGAGTGGGGTTTATAATCCAGATCCGGATGTTGAGGAGTTGTTTAAAAGTATATCAGAGATGGAAGGACTATAAGTTTATAATGAAAAGTATTATTTTTGTATCTGATCTTTTCAAGGAAGATTATCCGGGTGGCGCCGAATTAACAACTGAAGCTATTATGGAAGGGTGTTTCTTTCCTTTAGTTAAAATAAAATCACAACAAGTAACACCGACTTTATTACAAAAATTTAAAAATAATTTTTGGATATTTGGGAATATAGCAGACTTATCAGATGAAACTCTTTTATATATTTCTCAAAATTTAAATTATTCTGTGGTGGAATATGATTACAAATTTTGTTCCTTCAGATCTCCAGAAAAACACGAGCAAGCTCAAAAGTCTTGCAATTGTCAACACACCCGCCACGGAAAAATAGTTTCTATCTTTTTTGCTCAGGCCACTAATCTTTGGTTTATGTCGGAGAGACAAAGAGATTTTTATTATGAATTATATCCTTTTTTGAAGAAAAAGAGCACGATTGTTTTGAGTTCTGTCTTCAGTAAATCAACTTTAGATTATATTGAAAATTTAAATACTAAAGAAAAAAATGATATTTGGTTAATCCAAAAATCCTCCTCTTGGATAAAGGGAACTGAAAATTCAATTTCATTTGCTAAAGATTCTAATATGAAATATGAAATTTTCCATGATCTTTCTTATTATGATATATTACATAAATTTGCACAATCTAAAGGATTTATCACTCTTCCGAGAGGTAAAGATACCTGTCCCAGAACAACAATTGAGGCCAAATTATTAGGCTGCGAAATTGAATCTAACGAGAATGTTCAACATAAATATGAAGATTGGTTTAGTGGATCCACTCAGAAAGCTTTGAAATATTTAAGGTCTCGGGCCGAATATTTTTGGAAAATAACACTCCCGCAAACAAATATAGAAGTCCCGACCTACACTGGGAAAAGCGAGAATAACATTCATTTTAAGGTTATTATACCTGTTTATAATTCAGAATTGTGGATAAAGAAATCTATTCAAAGTGTGTTAGAACAAAAATATGATAATTATGAATGTATTATTTGTGATGATATGTCTACCGACGAAACTTATAGTATTTGTAAATCTCTTATATTAAATGAATCTAAATTTCGACTTATTAAAAATACAGAAAAGAAATTTGCTTTGAAAAATATTTATGATTCCATTCAAATTTCCGATGCCAAAGAGGAAGATGTGATCGTAATTTTGGATGGAGATGATTGGTTATCTACTCGCTATGTATTATCTCATTTAAATAAATTTTATGAAAAAGAGAATTGTTTATTAACTTTTGGTAGTTTTATTGAGTCTCCCACAGGCCACCTCGGAGCAGAATCTAGTAACTACCCTTCAGAAATTGTAAAAAATAACTTATTCCGAGAAGATTCCTGGAGAGCTTCTCATTTGAAAACGTTTAAGGCTTTATTATGGAATAATATAAAGATTGGTGATTTTTTGGACGAAGACGGGAAATTTTATGAAATGACTTACGATCAGGCTATAATGCTTCCGATGTTGGAAATGAGCGGCGAAAGAGCTAAATATATTCCGCAAATTAATTATGTTTATAATATCTCCAACCCCGCCGCAGTTAATAAAACAAAAGCCCGTAAACAACATGAGTTGATGTTAAAAATAAGGGAAAAACCTAAATATAGGAGGCTAGAGAATGCATAAAAGCTTAAAAAACTTGGAAAAATTAATTCAAATTTACAATCTTGATCCAGCTGGAATTTCCGATTCTACTTCGACTCATCTTATTAATGGAGATACAAAATTAAATCAATCAGAAATTGTTTTATACATGTTATTGAATTATATGAACAATATTAACGATATTGATTCTATTAATTTGGATCCTAAAATATTTGATTCTACTATTATTAAAGATTTTCATATAACCAAAGAGCAACTGAATTCAGCGTGGAAAAAAATTGATATTAAGTCCTCTCCGAGTAGAAAAATGGGAGATATTTTTTGGTCTACGCTACCTTATGAAGAATTTGGTGAAATTAATATATTGGATATCGGTTGCGGAAAGGGAGATTATTCTAAAAAATTATGGGAGTGGTCGAATAAACGAATGGTTTCATATACTGGATTGGATATCTTTCCTACCTCTTGCTGGCAAACCAATGAAGAGTGGGGAAAATCCAACAATGTAAAAATTAATTTTAGAAAAATTAATATAGATGAAGATAATTTTCAACAAATTATTCCCCCAAATACAAATTTTTTCATATCTCAATCTTCATTGGAACATATAAAATATGATTTAAAATATTTTAAAAATGTTAAAAAATATACTGATACCGCTGATTTTCCAGTATATCAAGTACATTTATTCCCAGCTCCAGCTTCATTGAGACTTTTTTTGTTACATGGATATAGACAGTATGGATTAAATTCAATATCCAAAATTGTAGATATTTTTCAAGATAGTTCAATTGAATTAATTAAATTGTGTGGAGATGAATGTAACAAAGTTCATTACGAGTATATAACAGCGCCTATTTATATGTCTGGTGTGGGGGATTTGAGAGAAACAAAAACTGAACAATATGACGCAGATTTATATAAAGCAGCTCTAAAAGATATGGAAAATTCTATATCAAATCCTGGTTTCTGGGCTTTGGTAATAAAGACGGACTAAATTAAAATGAATATTTTTTTAGAGAATGTTAACTTAAAAAATAATAATGGTCCAAACTCTTTTGCTAATAAATTAGTTCCATATATCAAGAAATTGGGACACGAAATAGTTCCTCCACAATATGCAGACGTTAATTTGTGTTTCATAGAATCGAATAATCCGCACCGTAATATTCCTCGTGTTCAACGTTTGGATGGGATATATTTTAATACTGATTTTGATTATAATCTACAAAATAAAAATATAAAAAGAACATATGAAATTTCAAATGGTGTAATTTTCCAATCTAATTTCAATAAAAAGTTGATCACAAAATATTTTGGAGAACATGAAAAAAATATTATAATTCATAACGGCGCTGATATAGAAACTATTCAAAAAACTCCATCTATGGAAAATATAGGTAATAATCTATGGTGTTGCGCCTCTTCTTGGAGACCACACAAGCGTCTTCAAGAAAATATTAGATATTTTTTAGAACATAAATTAGAAAATGATATTCTAATAGTAGCGGGTGACGTACCTCCCGAAAATCGGATATCGGATCCAAATATTCTTTATTTTGGAAATTTAACTCAATTACAATTATATTCTCTTTATAAGGGATGTAAATATTTTATTCACTTAGCATGGCTTGACCATTGTCCAAATGTGGTCGTGGATGCCCGTGCAAGTGGATGCCAAATTATTTGTTCTAATGCTGGGGGCACACAAGAAATTGCAGGCCCGGATGCTATTATAATTGAAGAAGAAGAGTGGAATTTTCAACCTATAGAATTATATAGCCCACCTAAATTAAACTTTGAAAAAAAGATTGACAACTCCTATAATATAGGTTATAATATGGATATGGTTGCAAAAGAATACTCTGATTTTATGGGGTCGTTTCTGTGAAGATTACAATTCCGCATGCGACAACAATAAAAAGGAATGATGAAATATGAAGAAAGTAAGGAGCTATAAAAATTACGATAAATATTTAGATCATCAAAAAGAAAAAACTCTGGATCCCCTGCGAAGAAAAAAATGGCAGAATGAAGAGTGGCAACTTAAGATTGATGGATTCAAGAAATCTTTATATCCCCACCAAAAGTATATCAATAAGTCAAAAGCTCTTTGTATCGGTGCAAGGACGGGGCAGGAAGTTGTTGCACTAAATCAAATGGGCGCCGAAGCCATCGGCATTGATATATGCCCATGTCTGCCCCATGTAATTAAAGGGGATATGCACGACCTCCCGTTTGAAGACGAAACTTTTGACTTTGTATTTTCCAATGTTCTCGATCATTCTCTCTATCCAAAAAAGAAAATTAGTGAAATAGAGAGGGTTCTTAAGAAGGGAGGCAAATCAGTACTTCATCTGCAAGTGAATATACCGTCCGATATTTATACAGAAACTGAGGTTGATAATGTTCATCTTGATATTCTCCCATTGTTTAGGAAATCTTTCTGCATAGGCCTGTTTGATATAAACAATCCCGTTTTTGCGACAATGAATAGGGAGATTGTTATGGAAAAATCCAATTAAATCTATAAGTTCGATTTATCAAGGAAAAAACTTGACAAGTAAGATATAACGGGCTATATTAGTTATAGGATGATTATAATCTTCTAAGACAATAGGAAAGGAAACAACAATGAGTCAACAAGAAACAACAACGGAAACGACACTGAAACTATCGAATCAAGCTCTGGGAGCAGTTATGATGGCGTTACAAAATAGCCTCTTAACACAAACGGATATAGTTCCGGTTCTACAGGGATTTGAGCTAGTTAACACGAACGAAGGATTAGTCGTCAAAAATCCTCCAACAGTTAATACTGATTTACAAGTCGAGGACGAAGAAACTAGTGCCTAAGTATACTTATTATTGTTCAGGATGTGAACAATATAATGAAACAAGGCATTCAATGAGCGAGACATTAAACACATGTCCCGCTTGCGAATTTGAAGATACTCTTACGAGAGTACCTTCGACACCCGTGTCCCTTTTAAATAAGGGCCAAGACATAGATCCACAAGCTGGTGATATTGTCAAAGAATACATTGAAGATAACAAACAGTCATTGAAAGAAATGAAAAATGAATTAAGGAAAGAATATGAATGAGTAATTTATTAATTATGCTTATTATTATACTATCATTTTCAATAGCTGCTAATATATTTCTGTTTTGGTACTCGTTTAGAGCAGCCACTATGGTTCTCAGACTAAGCGAGAACCTAGAAGAAATGAAAGCAGTTATTGATAATTTTGCAGATCACGTAGATCAAGTCCATGAAATGGAAATGTTCTATGGTGACGAAACATTAGCTCATCTCTTAAGACATGCCAAGGAGTTATCAGAAGTGATAAGAGAATACTTAACCGAATAGGAGAAACAGGTTTGGCACGTAGAGCAAGAAGAACTAAGAGTAAGAGTAAAAAGAATCATTATTTTAGAGATGAACATGAGCAAGCAATAATTGATTATATTAAGTCTGATGATCGAGAAGAAAGAGAAAACTTATATGTAAAAATGATACAACCAGTATTCTCAGAGATGGTTGATAAAATTGTATTTCGTTTTAGATTTACAGCCCTCCCAAACTCGCAAGAACTAAGAGAAGAATGTAAATCATGGCTTAATACAATCATTGATAAATATAATCCAGATAAGGGACATAGAGCTTTTGCATACTTCTCAGTTATTACCAAGAACTGGTTCATCCAAAAAACAAAGAAGAACAAGAGAAGAAATTATACAGAAGTTGATATTAACGAAATGTCAAAAAAAGCAGAGATTGAATTCTGCTCTGTTCAAAATGAATATGAGAATGTGAGAGAAGCAGATGAGTTTATTTCTCTTCTCTGGAAAGAAATAGAAAATTGGGATGTAACAAAACTTAAGGCAAATGATAGAAAAGTAATCGAGGCCATCAAAATACTATTACATTCCTCTGATGATATAGAAATTTTCAACAAGAAAGCTATTTACTTATACATGCGAGAGATCACCGGATTAAGCACAAAGCAGATTGTTAATTCGCTTAACAAGGTTCGTATAAAGTATAAGGTTTTTAAAGAAAAATGGGACGTAGGACAAATTTAGAGGAACTAGAAGATTATCTAGCAGAAGCAGTAGGAAACATCCGAGAAGACAGAGATACCACAAAACGTCTATTACAAGACGCTATGGGCTATCTAGCACAAAATGAAGAACGGCACAAAGAAGTTGGTCTAATAGCAGCGAAATATGTAGAGACGCTACAAAGATCCAACGAACAGCTTGTTAAAATATCCGCGTTAATGGCGAAGGGTTCAAAAGAGAACAACAACTTATCCGAAAAAGATAAGGATACTCTCTTTGACATGATCCAAGATAAAGTCGTTGATGAAAGGGAGGAATAGGAATGGCATCAGATGAAGAACAAGAGATGCACTTATTAAATCCAGCACCCGGAGTATGTAATAAACTTCAGGGTGATATAAGCAGCAATGATTTTGGGCGATCAGCATCAAACACTCAGAGCGGCTTGGCCACAACACAAGAAAATAATTTAAAATCTAGAGAGGAAAATTTACTTTCAAACAAACCTATACATGTTGCTCTGGTATTCTCCGTTGATAAGATTAGTTCAAAGCATATGCCGGGAATAACGCCAACAAATATAAAGTCCAATAATAATGATGTTAAAACATATACCATAATTCATGCAAGAGTTCCCCAATTCGATTCTGCGTTACCAATGCCTGAAGCTTTTAAAAAATTTATTCCTAACACCGGCCAAACTAATTTTTACAAAGAAAATGTTCTATTAGATTCTTTTTTAATAAAGCAACATCCTTCTTTTATCTGGGCCCCCAACAATCCTGCTGTTACAACAGACTCCACATTAGAAGAACCAGAACCAGGACCAGGGGATTATGTTAATGTTTATTATAATGATGCGCGCCGAAAAACTGGAATTTGTACTGGAATCTATAAGAAGGGATATCCTATAGGCCAACCTCCCTCCATAGATATGAACAATCCGGCAAAACAATCAGGGAACCCTGCTGATGAATTTCCCCGCCCACTTAAAAACCTTCTTGATAGTGATGAGGGCCCCCAAATAGCTTCGGATGGAGGACGGTCCCAAAACCCGTTAGATCCAGAAACTGAGGCAATAATCAGTGAGATTATGGTGAATGCTCTTCCTGGCCCGGTTATAAATGGCCACAATACAATATTAATGTTTAATATACCACAGAACGGCGCCGCCCAAGAGTCTTTTAAAACTCTTGAAGATTTTACTAATTCTTCGAATTCTTTTAATCATCAGAAGCATACTTTTATGTTTTTAGAGTCAGGAGAAGTGTTGGAAGCTGCAATTAGATTCTTGCTAGCCGCGCAACTTGAAGGAATAATACTTAATTTTAATTCTTCTTTTAGACCATCATATGAAGACTTAAAAATAAAAGATTTATTAGATATTAAAGATTTGTGGATCCCAGGCCAAACATATTTTAATTGGAATCGAGGAATTGATGAAAATTCTGGGATTATTGATGCAGCTAGTCTTAGAGCATTTATAGATGGATTACCTGAGAATATGTCTTTAGCAACTTCTCAAACAAGATTAAGAGACATTTATAACTGCGAGGAAAAATCGAATCAATGTTATACAGTAGTACGGAAGGATAACGGTATTGATGAACAAAAGCCTATCCAGGTTGCAAGAGTTGGAAATAGTCGTCATGAGTCGGGATTCGCAATAGATATAGAGATCGGGCCTTCTAATCCTAATAATCCTTCAGATGCTTATAAATGGCTTGTCAACAATATGTATAAATATGGCTTTTATAGAACAGCAAAAGATGAAAAGTGGCATTGGAGATTTAATAACGTCGACAACGCTAGATCGAGCGTAAACACATTTTCTATCTTAAAGAGAAGTCATATAAGCTGGGATGGTTTGGGTCTTGGAGAAGCAACAGTTTCTCAAAATGTTAATGACTTACCTCTCAAAGGATCAGATGGTTAAAAAACGTAATATATCAGGAAAATTAAAATATGTCAGATCAAGATGAAAAAATAACTAAAGAAAGAGACGATTCAAATCTTAGCGAAGAGGAAGAGATTTCCAGAAATGTTAATTCATTACAAGGTCTAGACGGAACAAGAATGTTTGAGAAGTCTCCTACTTATGATAAATCTCCTATTGAAAAAGTAATTTCAATTCCAGAAGATGCACATATAATAATGGGAAAAGAAGCAACCGCTTTGACTAACGCCTACAATAGATCTGGACAGATAAGGTTGATAGCCGGCCTCGGAGCAACAAACTCCTCTAAATTAAAAAAGTTTGCACCAATTTCTGCAAATGCAACTCATGATGCGGCAACCGTATTAATCTCTCAGAGAATTAACATTGATAAAGAGTGGAGTATACCAAAGGGAGCAGTAGGAAAATCGGGGAAAAGATCGGCAGTTGGTCTTAAGGCAGATAACATTAGAATTGAAGCTAGAGAGGGAATTAAAATAAGAGCACTTTCACCGAACACAGAAAAAAATTCATTATTTGGAAAAGTTGAAACAGTAAGGGGAATTGATTTGATGGCGGGAATATCAGTTGAGGGAACATTTAAAACAGCAGTTGGTAATCCCGAAGGCTATACTTCCAATAAGGGAAAGAAATTTAATTATTTACAGCCAATCGTAAAGGGGGACAATCTTGTAGCATTTTTAAGATGCCTGGTAAAAGAAATTCAAGATCTAGCAGAGGATATTAAGAACGCCCAAGGAGTCCAGATGGAGTTTAATACTTCAGTAAGAAATCACACTCATATCACTCCAACGGGTCCAGATAGCCCATCTTCAGTAACTATGATGTCGGCCCCAAAAGCTAACCAAAAATTAGGGAAGTATAAATATAAGAAAGGGAAGTTTAAAGATAATCTAGAACACCTAAAAGATATATACCTCGGTGATGGAGATAGAGAAACCGAGATTAGAAGTAAATCAGTGAGGTCAACATAGTGGCAAAATTAAAAGATACAATAATTGACATCACGACAGATGTTTGTGAGGTTATAATACCTCCACAAATTTGTCCATCATGTATACCAAATCCAAAAGCGATAGTTCCAGACTGGACAACCTTGGATCAAACTGAACCATTTTTAAATGAAAAAACTTGTGAATATTCGATAACAGTAGAAACGAATTATAAAACAATTGAAGGCGATACGCAACTAGCAGTTATGTTAGCCGGGGCAGTCATCGAGGGAGTAACAAATTTAATAAGTTATTATGATAAAAATCCGATTTATGAGGTAGAGCCAGGAATAAATGTTCATCAACTATTAATAGATAAAGCAACTCCAGCAGACATAACAAATTTAGAATTCTATGTTAATTCAAAGCACGTTCCAATAAAAGTCCTAATAACAATACCAGCAAGCATATTAGACTCTATACCCTCTATTTCAGAATTGCCGGAAGATGAGCAACCATCCGACGAGGATCAGGATGACGAGGACACTTCTGAAGAAGCCTCTAAACCATTAGAAGTTTTTTATGATCCCAAAACACTAAGAGATGATATTGATACACTTTTGAATGGTCTTCTATACTTATCATTTTTATTTGATAAGGCAAGAATTAAACAAAAAGCTGTGTTAAGGGTTTTTTCTTTGATAGAAAGTCATCATCACATGAAGAAATATACTAATAACATTTTTGATTTCTTAAGAGATAACCTAATTGTAAATTTTGAAAAAGTAGATGGAATAAAAATTTATTACAAAGAAGACTTTAGTAGAATAAAAAAGATAGAAGTAAAGAAGATCGGGTGTGATTATAAAGAAGTTAAGGGTAAGAAAATGACTTATCTAAATTCTTCTCCAATGACAAACTCAATAAATAATATATTATTTTCCCAAATGGAGCAAATGGTTTCATATTTTGAGACCTCCGGAGAAAAGTCTTCTTGGGAAGAATTTGTAACTAGGTTCTTACCACCAGAGATATCAGAAAATCTCGTGAAAGAGAGCCCAGCGGGAGAAAACAGCTTTAACTTTGAATCTTCCTCTATTCCAGATTCAGGAAGTTCCGATTCTAGCTCTTCTACAGATTGTAAAAATCTACAAAAGGTTAAAGACAAGGCGAAACAAGCATTTAAAAAAGTTGGAAGAAATGTTACAAATGAAATAATTGCATACCCAGAAGCAGTTTGGAATGAGTTTACTGAAGAATTATGTGAATCATTAAGAAAGCCAAAAACCACAGAAGAATATCTTAAATTTAAAGCAGAACGCGAAAAGAGAAAACAAAACGTAGAAAAACGAGTTGAAAGATTAAAAGATGCTAAGTTAAGAGAACTGTGCGCAGATGACTCTTTACTCTCAGAATTAATTTTTAATTTGCTTGGAAAATATCTCACAAAACCTGGAGCAAAAGAAGAAGATAATGCTTGCGCCCAAATCTCATCAAATCAAAAAGCACAGAGTAAGCAAGATGATAAAACTAAAGTAACAAATTATAAAGAACTTAATAAAAACTTCTTATCAAAAATATCAGCTTGTACAGTTCTTGGAATTATAAAAGAATCTTTAGATTGTGTGGCGAAGGGCATGGGAGAGGATGATTTAATACTCTTGGGTTTGAAATCGATTATAAAAGCAATAGACGGAGAGGAAAAACTAAAACAAATATTAAATTCATTACCAGAAGAAATGGAAAATGGATTTCGTCAAGCGCTTGAACAGGCTAAGGGAAGCGGGATTTACCCATGGGAAACTGATTACAAGGGAGGAGGTTATGATCAAGGAAATTCAGGCCCTACCGGACTAATCCCAGAAGAAGAAATAAATTCAGAAGATGTCAATGAGGATAACTTTATTATTGGCGCCAACGACAGACCACCTGGAAAGTTAATAATTCAGACCGAACAAGGGCCCTATCGAGTGGATACAACTCATAACGGAATTGTCAAGAATTTTGCATCAGCAGGAACATTGGGAATTTTAGCTGATGACCTTATAGATGTATTTGTTGACTATGCGCTGGGATGGCTAGACAGCGCAGCAAAAGAACAACTAAGCCAGCTTAAGGAATCTCTTAGTGGTACCGCAGCAGGACGCGCCGTATTCGAAATTTTAAATTTTGCCACCGCGCTTATTAAAGATAATGAGTGTGCTATACCTCCATTATTTGATCCACCTTTGAAGGATCTCGCAAAAACCCTTACATATGATCCATGCACCAGGGAGCCTGCACACTGGACACCTCCCGTAAGAACAAAATATAAAAGTATTCAACCTTGGGATGATTTTTATCATAGCTTAAGAAAAACAGCACTCGACGCTGTAGAAGATTTGGCATTTGGCGCGTTTAAGCTTCTTTTGGGGAAGGCGTTATCAACCTCTGTAAATTTAGCATGTGAGGCGATATCATCAGCAACTGCAAACTTTATTATAGGAGGCTGTAATTTAAAATCACTTTTTCAAAAATCACTATGTGGAGAAGAACCTGAAGAGGGCCCATACGGCGCCAACACAGACGACGAATCAATCGCAGCCGCAGCAAATGAAATAGCAGACGCTATAGGCGCCTGGGATGGAACGACAAAACCAACAAACGAGTGTATGCAGGAGTTCATTGATTCTATCTCCTCTGCCTTAACAAACGGAGAGATGAAGTCTTTATTAAACGGAAATGCAACAACAGAAACTCTTAAAATGGTTTTTTCTTTAGCTAAAACACTTCCAGGAGATTGTAATATGATAAATATATTTTCATCTCCGGATCAATTTGGAAGTTTATTCGCGGGGCTAGGAAATCTTATTGATGATGATCTTATCAACGAAGCTTTGTCTGGCGACCACCGGTCTCCATTTAACTCTGATCTTTGTAAAGATCCATCTAGTCTTAAAGATTTTGATGATCTTAGAAAACAAATATCAGAAAGAAAGGGCCTGACTCCAGAGCAAGCACAAAGACAGCTAGATCAAGCAAAACAAAGAAACTTTGATGCAGCTAGCGATCTATTAGACGCTCTGTTAAATCCAGATAATGTAATGGATCCCAGATCTTTAGACCCAAAATGTAAAAATGAAGATGGAACAACACAAAATAATAAATTAAAGGATCTAATAGATGGAAAATCAGAAGAATCTCGCGAAGAGTTAACAAAAGATTTTAAAGAATTATTCGAGAGTGTTGAGATCTCGCTAATAGATGATACTTCTAAATATTTTGATTATGTTTTATCCTCGAAAGACGGCACCAGTTTTAAAAATGCAGTAAAGAAACTAAAAAGAGATTTAACAGATAAAGAAACTGTAATTGAATTATTCAATTCAGAATCAATTTTTTCGCATATTATTGATAAGATGAAATATCAGCCCGGACTGCTTGGTATAGAGGATCCTTCAAATACTTTTAGACAACAGATTTTTGATGATAATACAAGCTATAGCTCAAATTATTATCTGGCCAACAACGGCGCCGACTGGAATATTTTGTCTACAGATGTTTCACCTCTTTCTATAAATTATGGAGCTAGTCCCATTGAAATTAATGTATATACTGAACCAATCGGCGCAACAGGCCTATACGAAACAAATAATTATTTAGAACATACAATCGATAATGCCAGTTCAAGTTCAAAAATTAAATTCAATTTTTTGAATAACAACCTTTACTCTCTTTATATAAAAGAAGATACGAGTGAGTATAATTTGACTGGAACTTATGCACCAAATGTAAAATTAGAACAATATTTTCAAAGTTCCGAGATTTCAAACCCAGCAGAATTATTTGTTAATAAATCTCAATTAGATTTTGAAAGGTTTTTTCCTTCTCAATTTTTAAATGCTCAGTGGGAACCAATTATAAAAAGAATGTATCTTAATGTTCATAAAATTTTTGCAGGTGATGAAGCTTCAGATTTTTATTTACATGGATATCATCTTGGAGAGCCAAATACAGAAAATTATTCAGAAGCAGCAATGGAAGTACTTGGGATTGGAACACCCTCTGACCCGGCGTTTTATTATAGTGGTGATTTCGCGGATAATTATGCAGGCTATTATAAAAATTATTTAAAGCTATGCCCATCTCCAGAAATAGACTCTGAAGCTAAATTTTTTATGAATTATGATGATATAGCAGAAACTGCGTCAAATAATGTTGAAGAGTTCCCGGAAGACGATAGATTGCAGGCCGAGGATCCTTCCTGTGTTATAGAGCCTCCGTATGGCTTAATAGCGGACTCATATGCCGCCGCCTCGACAGAAGCTTCGTTGAGACTTACATTAAGAACAATTTTAACTGAACAGCTTATGAATATGCTTCATATAAACTCCATGACCATAATAGACTCACTTAACGATGGAATCTTAAATCATGTATATACCTCCGCCTTGGTGGAGAAAGTAAAACAAGAATTAATAAGAATGGGTGACTTGAAAACTTATGGAAATTTTTATACCAAAAAGACATTTTATTATAATTTTAAAGAACAAATAGTTCAAAGTTTTAGTAATAGACTTAAAATAGGAGAGTTAACTCCGACGCCCCAAGAACAAGCAGCTTTAGATATAATTAATGTAAAACAATCATTTTGGAAAGAACCGGCTTTATCTTCAAATAAATTTAATGTAAAGGCACAAAAATATAGTAGGTTTATGAATGAAACAGAAAAATACTCAGATATTATCTTGAGAAGATATATAGGAGAGGAGCTAAGTAAGGTTACTAAAGCATTTTCAAATAGATTAAATCCGGCAATAAAGAACATTCAATCTTTATTTTTTGGTAATAAATCTCCAGATAGTCAATTTTTCCAGAATAAACACGATCCAACTAACTGGCCATGCAATGTTCCAAAAAATATAGAAGAAAGGTGGTACAACGAATCTTATAATGCCACTGGAGCCTCCGAAAGCCCATTTATTCTAGAAAAATTTGTAAAGATTAATATAAAGAATCAAATCCCAGAACATGTTTCTTTAGAAGCAAAGGGTATTTTAAATAGTGAAAAAATGAAAGGAGTAATAAGCATAGAAAGCTTAAAAGATTTATCATCCTCCGGAGTCTTTAGTAACTATTCTTTTGAAGATCTATTTGAATCTATTTCAATAGGTCTTAGAATAGTTATTTTATATAAGAGCGGCACTAATCCAGCCGCAAGCGATGAGTTAAAGAAATATTTAACACTAGACACAAAGCGTAGTGCTAGAAGAACAAAATCCATTTTGACTGGGTTTGATGATCCAGAGATAAGTGACGGCTCCGGAGCAATAGCCTCAAAAATTTTGTGTTCAACAGAAGTTATGCTGAATGAGTTAAAATCTTTTCCTGTAAACTTTATTTTTAATTTTGCCATTGATGATAACTATGAATCTCAATTCCCGTGCTTGGTTAACAATCTCATGGAAACAGAGGATTATAAGCTAAATTTTGAATATTTCTTTCCAATAAAAACACTAGTATCACTAGCTATTATTTATCATCAAAATTATTTTATGAGTTCACTTAGAAGAAAGAAAGAATCTGGTGATGTTTCAAATTTAAATAAACATTTCTTCTCTATTGATCGCGGCTTGTACGAAAACACAAAGAAGGTTTGTAAAATTTTATTTGAAGGCTCATACTATTCTAAATATGAAAATACATACGATAAATATGTGAAAAAAGAAAATTCCAGTATAAATGTTCTAAACATAAATAGTAATTTATTTTCCTCTTCAGATGAAACACAAAGTAACAGAACAGCACCACAAAAGGTTCTGAGAGCCCCAAAGGATAAAAAATTAATTTCTTTAGCAGTTCCTATTGTTTTGGGAGATACATATCCGACCGAGCCTATTTAAATACAAATTATATATTTAAAGCAAACATAAATGTTAAAGAAGTAGTATTTATAGATAGGAGAAATTAAATGGCTTCTGGACTTTCACCAAAATTACCACTTACTCATTCTGACCGAGATGGTTTCTATACTCTCACCAAAACTGTAAAAGAGATTGCATCTCAAAATTTAAAGATGTTAATATTAACAAACCCCGGCGAGAGGATAATGGATAGTGAGTTTGGAGTTGGAATAAGAACTTTTCTTTTTGAGAATAACACACCAGCTACCTACGAGTCTATCCGTGTTAGAATAATAGAACAAACTAAAGAATATTTGAATTATATTGATATAAGAGAAATCATTTTTAATGATAACTCTGAAAATGAAACACAGTTTGAAACAAACACAATAAATTTAAAAATAGTGTATGCCGTAAAGGGCTACGGGATCAAAGATATTCTTTCATTACCTATTACGGTATAAAAGTTGTTTTAAAATCTATTTATATTACAGATGGGAGAAATAACAGTAAATGGCAAATAACAAGAAAATTCCTATAAAGTACACCGCAAGAGATTTCGCAACAATCAAATCCGAATTAACTAATTATGTTAAAAGGTATTATCCAGAAACATATCGTGATTTTAATGAAGCTTCTTTTGGTTCACTTATGCTTGATACCGTATCTTATATTGGAGATGTTTTATCTTTTTATGTAGATTATCAAGCAAACGAATCATTTTTAGATACTGCGATTGAATATAACAATGTCGTAAGATTAGCAAAACAACTTGGTTTTAAGTTAAGCACAAATCCTAGTTCAAGTGGAATTTTATCTTTCTATATTACTGTTCCCGCCAACAGTACGGGTCTTGGCCCAGATACCTCCTATCTTCCAATTCTAAAAAGGGGAAGTACATTCGAGTCTAGTGGTATAAAATTCATTCTAACTGAAGACATCAATTTTGCAAACATAAATAGTGAGATTGTAGTAGCCAGCACCAATGAAACAACGGGTATACCAACTAATTATGCTGTTCGATTAAAAGGAAAAGTAATTTCTGGAAACCTAATCAGGGACATAAAAGCAGTTGGGGATTTTACAAGATTTAGAAAATTAGGTTTATCTTCTGCAAATGTTTCAGAAGTTATTTCTGTTTTTGATTCTGATGGAAACGAATACTATCAAGTTGATTATCTCTCACAAGATGTCATCTATAAAGAGGTCAATAACAATAAATCTGATAAACTTATCGTACCAAATGTGTTAAGACCATTCGCAGTTCCAAGGCGCTTCACTCTAGAATCGGTAGGTAATGAATATTACTTACAATTTGGATATGGCTCAGATGCAGAATCATCCGAACTACAAGCAGTCGAGCCAAGTAACACAGTGTTAGATATATACGGAAGGGGATACATTTCAGATTCTTCTTTTGATCCCTCTAAGCTTCTCGAAGGTGATAAGTTCGGAATATGTCCAGCGAATACAACTCTTACAATTGTATACAGGGTTAATAACGCAAGCAATGTTAACGCCCCTGCCGGCACACTAAACAAGGTTGTGGTTTCTAACTTTACCTTTGCAGACAGAACCTCGCTATCAACAGCAAAAGTAAATTCAGTAAAAAGATCTTTAGAAGTATTCAATGAAAATTCCATCACCGGTGATATTTCACTTCCCACTTCAGAAGAAATTAGAAACAGAACTTATCACTATTTCGCAACACAGAACAGGGCAGTCACAAAGCAAGACTATGAAGCAATTCTATATTCAATGCCATCTAAGTTCGGCTCTGTAAAAAGGTGTACGATTATTAAAGATGAAGATTCTTTTCGCAGAAATCTAAATCTATTTGTTCTCGGAGAAGACACAAGAGGAAAGCTTGATATAGCTTCCGAGACTCTAAAAGAAAATGTTAAAACATGGCTCAACCAGTATAAAATGATTAACGACACAATCGACATTCTAGACGGATTTATCATAAATCTCGGAATTGACTTTAAAATAACAGTTGATAAAGACAAGAACAAGTTTGATGTTTTAAACTTATGTCTAGAGAATGTTAAGAAGATGTTTGAAATTCCAATGGCATTTGGAGAATCCCTAAGAATCTCCGAGATCTACAAAACTCTAAATAACACAGTTGGTGTTGTTGACACGAAAGATGTAAAGATTAATTTCAAACAAGGAGGGAATTATTCTAATTCTTCCCAGTTCTTAACAATACAAGATCTTATATCGGCTGACGGCACCTATCTCGCATCACCAAAGAACGTTGTTTTTGAAATCAAATTCCCAACTCAAGATATTAAAGGAGGAGTTGTATAATGGCTATTAAAAGATATACAGCAAATTCAGACACCACCATCACAAACGCTTTTGAGAGCAACTTAACGAAGCGAGGCACCGAGGCAAATATGGGCGCCTCTGATATCCTTGAAATATTTTCACTTTATGGTCAGAACGGAGGAACTTCTTCTGAACTAGAAAGAGCACTTATTAAATTCCCAGTTGATGAAATAATCTCCGATAGAGCAGCCGAGGATATTCCCGCTGTTGGAAAAGTCAACTTTTATCTTAAAATGCACAATGCTCCTCATTCACAAACTCTTCCAAGAAACTTCACACTATCTGCTAAGAAAGTAATAACAGATTGGCAAGAAGGTATTGGTCTTGATATGGAAGAATACAAAGATAAGACATATGGCAATGCAGGCGCAACCTGGATTTCGGCATCAAACACCGCTGCTTGGGCTCGTATGGGCGGAGATTATGCGGAAACCGAATATAAACAAACCTTTGAAAAAGGTACCGAAGATTTAGAAATAGATATCACCACTCTAGTCGAAGATTGGGTATTAAACGGAAGCAATTATGGCCTCGGCCTTCAATTGACTGCATCAGAAGAAGCCTATTACGCAGATTACTATCCAAGAGAAGCAGTTACTTTTGATCAACTAGCATGGCTTTCAGGTTCTGGAACAGATGTTAGTTCTTCTTCTGGAAAAGATACAATTTCCGCTTGGATTTATATACCACCATACCTCCCAGGGGGGAAAGGTATTATCAGTTGGACCACTCCTGCATCTCCTCCCGGCGTCTCCCGACGCCTTGCCAGAAATTATCAATCGAAGTTCAACTACTACAGAAAATGGACTTCTGGGGTTCTAGATGTCTTGACCGCTAATACTCTACAGGATGATGCCTGGACGCATATTACGATTACAGATGATACAACCAGCGAAACCAACCTTCCAACCCTTTATATAAATGGAATTTCGCAATCTGTTTCAATAACAGATGGTCGCTCTCCATCAGACATTCCAATAGAAACATTAAATTTTTCAATGGGCGGAGAGAAGCCACACCTTTTTCCAAATTGGAGCGGCTCGATTGATGATGTCTCATATTATGATAGAATTTTAACATCAACAGAAATATTGGAGATTTATAATAATGGATGCCCAACCAACCTTAAAGAGATTCATAGCAGCCAAGCCTCCCTTAAAAATTGGTGGATAAATGGAGATGATCCAAGAGATGTTATTCATCTTGGAACACCACCACTTAGCGCAAGTATTTACGACCAAGTAGGAACATACAATTTATATGCAACAGGATCTGGAACAATGGCGATTACTGCCAGTGTTTGTGCTGGCGGAGGAGGTGTTTTGGCCCAAGACGCTGCCAGCGGTCAACTAATTAACGCCGAAGGCTCAAGTCTAAACTACTACACCAAGAAATTCTTCGCAAGATCCTCAGAATTCTTTTTCAAACGACCTGTGATTGAGGCACGATGGAATTCAAGTATCCAAGATGACCGAGGCGATTTCTACGCTAGCAGTTCTATGGTCCCAGCAGCAGACAACCTAAATACTATCTATCTATACAACATCTCACGAGGCCAGTATGTCGATATACCCAATTACGATGCAGATTTAAACTTAAGAATATATGCAACCCTCGGAGGATCAACAATCGGGTCATCTTCTATTGGTAGGGTCTCCGCTGGTATTTACTCAGCATCTTTTGCGCTAGATACAACAGCTAGTACTGTTTACGATGTCTGGTTTAGTGGTTCAGCAGAAACAAGAGTTAACTTCCACACGGGTACAATTGACGTTAAAACCCACGCGGGCTCGACTTCTCAACCAAACACAGAATACTATAGTAACATCACAAATCTAAAGCCAATTTATTCCACAGATGAGAGCCCAAGGTTGCAACTTTATGTAAGACCAAAAGATTGGTCACCAACTATTTATACTGTAGCAAGTCAAGATATTGAAACAACACCAATTGAAAAGGCTGCTTATAAGGTTTATAGAGTTGTGGATGATTTGGAGGTGATACCATACGGAACAGGAAGTGATAACCACACTATCATGTCATATGACGAGAAGGGAAATCACTTCAATCTAGATATGTCGTTACTACAGCCCGATTACGCTTATGGTATTAAAGTCGCCTTCTACAATCCTTCTACTAAATCTTATGTCGAACAAAGACAAGCTTGGAAATTCAGAGTAGAGGATTTAGATAGTCAATGAGTATAAAAGACCTATTCAATAAAGATATCCCAGAAAAGTTTTTGGACGCCAAAAGTCAAGAAGAGCGAGGCGCCGAAGCAGAATCTGATGGTAATATAAAAGCAGCCATTGCGGAAGACAATAGATTCATCCCTCAAGTTGATTTCTCTATTCCAGACAACTTCGCAAGATATGGCTCTGCGGAGCAATACTATAATGACGCTATCGGCAGAGTCGTTAGCTCTTATCCCTATGATGGATCTCTAAAAGAAAGAACAGAGTTCCGCAATGAGTCAACTTATCTAGATTTATACATCCTAGATAATCTCTATCCTCGAACAAATGGATATGTGACTTTTGATGGCAATAGTTATATAACTGTGAAGGGCGGACCAAATCAGGCGCCTCCCGAACACATTAATAAAGAAACTCCAGAGAAATTTGATAAAGCAAATATCTATGATGTCGAGGACAATCGAGAATCAAACCTTGAAATGGATTTTGAATCTGGAATGACTGTAGAATTCTGGATGAAAAGAGAAGATGGAGCAGATTCAACAGTTTTTAAGTTAACAGGATCAAACGGCTTATTCCAGGTTGTATGTAAGGATAATTTAGAACTTGATGTTATGCTTGAAAGCGCCTCCAACTCACACCCTTTCACCTTTGCCTCGCTTTCTCCACCGGCAGATGACTGGAATCACCTAGCATTTACAGTAAAATCTAATGCAACAGAAACAACGGTTAAGCAATATCTAAATGGTAATTTAGTTTCCTCTAGTATCGATTCTGAATCTTTCAGCAAGGTAGTTTCTCCACACTCGGCATTTCTGGCTCTTTCAGAATTCACGGGCTCTTTGGATGAATTCCGATTCTGGAAAACAGCCAGAACCTCAGAAGAGATTGGTCGCAACTGGTTTACTCATATTGGCGGAGGAACAAACACAGACCTAGCAAACACAGATTTAGGAGTTTATTTCAAGTTTAATGAAGGCATCACAGGAAACTCCACAACCGACTCAACAATACTTGATTATTCTGGTAGATTCTCAAATGGAACGTGGACAGGATATGATGGTACAACAAACTTCAGAAGTACAGGGTCTGCAATGGTTGAAGCTTCAGCAGCAATCAGAGAGTTTGAAGATCCAATTATTTATGAGGAACATCCAGATATTGTTACTTTAAAAGCAAATCTTACCAGATCAGGTTCAGCACACGACTTTCAAAACAACGCATCAATCTATCATACAATGCCAGATTGGATAATTGATGAAGACCGAGTGGAGAATGGAGATACATTATTAAAGTTAACTCAAGTAATGAGCAGCTACTTTGATACTCTCCATTTACAAATAGAAGCACTCCCAACAATAAAAGACATGAGCTATCCTCTGCTAGACAAAGATGAAAAGCCAAATATCCTCTCAAAGCACCTCTTAGAAGGCTACGGTATGATAACTCCCGAGATCTTCGCGAATGCAGATGTCATCAATACAATTTTAAACAGAGATGAAGATAGAAACTTTGATCTAGATCTAAACGATATTAAAAATACGATTTATAAAAACATCTACAACAACCTCCTATACATCTATAAAACAAAGGGCACTTCAAAAACCTTCCGAAATCTCATAAGATGTTATGGTGTTGACGACAGCTTAGTCAGACTAAACCTATACGGGAATAATACACAAGTCGAGGTCAATGAAGATAAATTTAGAGTAGATACTGTAAAGAAGAAATATATAGATTTTAATGGCCCAGATAGATTTGATGGCTCAGTATACCAACAAACCTCCTCGGACGCAAACTCGATTTCCTTTATAAGCGCAAGCGACGATGCTAAATATACTTCTTTCACTCTAGAAAGCGAAGTAATTTTTCCAATAAAACTAGATCAAACTCATGAGAACTATTCTAGTACGAATTTTATAACTTCATCACTATTTGGATTTCACGGAGCAGATGCATCTGATGGAACTAACTTTACGTGGCAAGATCCAGATGTTAGAGTATATGCAATCCGAGAGGAAGTTGAATCTAAAAATGTAAAGTTTGTTCTCACCAGTAGCCATGGCGCCATAAATTTAGAAACAGACACATATTTAGACACATACGAAAATGAAAAATGGAATTTTGCTATACGCTATAAGCCAGCCTACGGCGCAGGCGCAGTTGAAAGCGCAGATCTCCAAGACTATACTTTAGAATTTTATGGAGTCAACAGTGAGGCCGGAGTTAATAAAAATGAATTCCTTTTAACTGCATCATTACCTTCTTCCTCAGTTGGCCAATCATTTTTAACACAAGCAAAGAGAGTTTACGCTGGATCCCATGTTACAAATTTCACGGGCAGCAATATAAGTAAAACTGATGTTAAGATTTCGTCAGTTAGATACTGGGGTTCCTATCTCGATAACGATGTAATAAAAACACACGCAAGAGATCCACAAAACTATGGAACCTTAAACCCCAGCAAAAATACTTATTTATGGCCCTCACAACTAGAAGATATTAGAATTCCAGAAGTTGAAACATTATTTCTAGATTGGGAGTTCAACCAAGTCTCCTCCTCTAACGCTGCCGGACAGTTCTCCGTTATTGATTTTTCCTCCGGTTCTTCATCCGACACCGATCGATATGGGTGGTATAGCGAAACATCTAAAAAGCTTCATACTGGTGTCGGAGACTTCTTTATAGAAAACGATAACAAAGTAGCAGACCTAAAATATATTTATGCAGGAAAGCAACTACCACCAGAACAAATCTCAGAAGCCGATCTTGTTAATATTATGTCGCAAGATGATAATACCTTCACAAGACAAACGAGACCAATACAATATTATTATGCATTTGAGAAGAGCATGTATCAGGCGATTACTGACGAGATGCTAAATATCTTTGCGACCGTCACAGACTTCAATAATCTTATTGGAGATCCCGTTAATAGATACAGACAAGAATATAAGTCAATGCAAAAGCTCAGAGCACTCTTTTTTGAAAGAGTCGGAGAAGGCGCAGATTTAGACAAATTCGTTGATTTCTATAAATGGATTGATGATTCACTTAACAAATTCCTAGAACAACTGATTCCAGCATCGGCAAACTTCTCTGACAGAATCCGCAATATGGTCGAGAGTCATGTCCTAGAAAGAAACAAATATTGGACAAAATTCCCAACATTAGAAATGAAGCAGGAAGATCCAGAAGCTGCATTACGAGGAGTCAACGAGGTTTCCTATGATTGGAAGCATGGCCATGCGCCAATTCCAATGGTTGATAATAAAAACTGTTTGTGGCAAGACATAAAAAGAGTTCCAGAAAATGCGAATAGAACTAAAATATATCAAGCAAAGAAATCAATATTTGATAGAAAACTAAGCACTCCGTATCGCCTTATCCTTGATGAATCTCCAACAATTCACGGAGGAGTTAACTATTCTCATAATAAAATTATGGATTATGTTAAGTCAACCATCAAATTTGGTTCTTCGGAAGGAGTTACTGTTGGTGATGTCACACCCTTAAAAGATTGTGAAGATGTTTATAATCCTTGGAAAAAATCCAAATTAGGTTTTAAAGCAACCACAAATGATACAAGCTATATGTCTGGGAAGGGCGACGTATTCACTCCATTTAGCTTATATTCTTCATCACTATATAACGATGTAGCTCCTGGTACAAAAATAACAAATATACATACAGATACATACGGTAACGATAAAGATGTTCCCATGCAAGGTCCAGCAACTTATGATCTTGTAGGCGGATTGCAATATCGCCACGTTGCACCACTTGCGACCAATAGAACCGAGGGGTGGAAATTTGAACAACCATCCAAAATTGAAATTGAAAATACGAAAGCCATGGCTTTCATTGCCAACAATAAGGACTACCTCCATATTGCAGATCCCTCATGGTTTTCGGGATCAGCAGATGAACTCGGGATTTATAGCTATAGTCTCTGGTTTAAATATGAATCTGGAGATGAATGGCTCGGGTCATCACCGATGTTTTTTACCTTGGGCGTAAATACAGGAGGGGTAGGCTACACGAGGGTAGGGCCCCTCGTATATTCAGGAGGGCCTGGGGATGACCAAGAATATCTCAAGTTCGCGGAGGGCTGGGATGACGGAGGAATATTCAGACCTAGCTGGATATCCGACTATGGCGCCATCGTCACCGGATCATGGCAACATTTAGTATGGACTCACGACACCACTTCCCCATCGAATGATCCAATTATTTATATCAACGGAGTTTCCTCTTCACTTACCAACGTCATACCACCAGCGGGAGTTTATGTGCCGCCGCAAGGCGCCTTTGGGGGCGCATTTATTGGATCCATGAACGGCACCGGCACTAACTACATCTCTGGATCGATTGACGAAGTAGCTGTATGGAGTAAGGTCTTATCTCAAGGGGAGGTTGATGAAATATATAACAGTGGTTGTGTAGCAGATCTTAGCGCTTCGACCGCCGGCCCATCTTTAATTTCTTGGTATCGTATGGGAGATACTTCCGGAGATACAGACAACGGTGGAATTATTTATGATGTAATGGGTGTGGCGTCCAACAATGCCACAGGATCTGTCGGTACCTCGGGCACTGGCAATGGTCCCATGTTTACTACCTCGGTTGTTTCTGGCTGCATTCCTTCCCCCGCCGACTTTAAATTCACTTACCCCGATGTTCACGAGCCAAGAGGCGTTTATTACCGAGAACCTCTAGCAAAAAGACCAGTAAATATACGAAACAAGAAAATCGCCTCTCTTGGCAACTATACCAAAGCCTTTGAGGTTGTTCACACAATGGGCCGTTATGAAAACAACGCTCACTTCGTGAAAAGCGAGGGTTTTGATTTAACAACAGACTATATCTCCTCCTCATTCCCAGGTTCCCCCCTTAGCGACGTTGAAAAGATTATCCGTGGTAGAACCGAGCATGTCTTCGTGAATCGCTTCTCGGCGCCAGGAGGCCCCTCTACGATGGGCGATTCAGATGGTGGCTGGGGATTAGACAGGTACTCAGGGGAATATTCGCCAAACAACGATATGAACTCTAGAAATCTAGATGTTAGAAGCGTCAATAATAGTATCTTATCTTCACACGTAAACCAGTTCGGATACTTCTCGGGTATAAATGTAAAGGAAGCTGCCGGCTCATCGGTAAACGCCTTGGACTACAGCGGAGTTGGTTCTCCCTATCAAGTTAATAGGAATGCAGAATATCATCCAACCTCCAATATTCCAGGATCCTCCTGCGGCACAAAATACGACAACTATTACGTTCAACACAATATCCCTCGCAACGATTATCGATATGCTTGGATCACAGCATCAACGATTTCAGATCAATGCACAACTGCCTCCGCAGATATGGAGTTTGTTAGCGCAAGTGAACAATCTGAAGACTATCCTTGGCTAATGGGCTTTCAAAACTCCTCTTGGACACAGATACGCGGAGACCAGAATAGTTTAACAAGAGGATATAGGGCTAGCAACACAATAACAATTAATCCTCCAAACAAAGATTACCTAACAACAATAAACGCTGGCACAACAGCGGTTCAATCCGATCTACTTCCTCTTGAGAGATATCAAGAAACGCCAGTATTATCAAAATACAAAGATCTTACACTAGAAATAATAGTCGCAACATACGGAGATGCTGGAAAAGTAACAAATAACATCAGGCTAAGTCTCCCCTACGGAAATAACTTATCCAGTTTCTCAAACGCTAGACTAGTTCAGCTAACAAACCTCATTAAAAACACAAAACAATCTTTCGACACACTAAAAGAGTATTATATAGGAGACTCAATAGATCTCGATGCAAACCCAATCGATGCATTTGTATCACTAAAATACCCAGAAATAGTCTATCCCGCAGAAGCAAACTGGGCAACAGGAAAAATTCGTTCTAGAACACAGTTCGAATGTAAGTTCTGGAAAGATTCGAGAACAGATAGAAATCTAGTTAATTCCTCAACAAACTCTCAGAATATCCAAAGCGGAACACTTGTCCTCGATTCAGCTTCTTTTGGAGGAGTTGGAACCGATGACGATATAACTTATCTAACTTGCTTCTCACAAAGCATGTGGCCACTAGACGCTCGTATGAACTTTGAAACAGCAGATACAGCATACGACTGGGTTACTACAGTTGGAACATCATCCAATAATACTTGCGGAAATGTCGGTGCATTTTATCCACATTATCACGGAGGAGAGGGAGAACTTCAATCTCCTGCACCACAATTACACGGGCAGATGAATGTTGTGGATAATCCTCCTCAATCGCCCGTAACAGTCAATCGCCCGCTATTCTCCGGCCTACAATACGCCCGCCGCCAAACACTGCCGATGTCGGCATCAACTATGGCATTTAGCGGATATGGTAGGGGGTTTGATATCTTCGAAGGCTCTGTATCTTCAACTTCTGATGTAATCACCCCAACCTCTTCTATCTCTCGCATTTTTGGTGGAGACACAAAATGGGAAGCAGGAACACAATCTGGCAAAAACCCATTCTATTATAAGGACTATGATCATTATCTTGAAGATATGAAGGGAAAAACACACGGTTACTCCATACTTCCAGAATTTCGTATTTCCGAACATATGGAAAGATACATACAGGAAGATAACTTTTTATCAACTGGAAGTGGACTTTTTACAATCACTGGTTCGGACATAGAAACAAGCGGAGAAGAAGACTTTTACAAAGTTTATAGTCACTCCGACTTTATGAAACACTTTGAAGTTCTCGATTCCGATCACAAATCAGAGGGAATAAAACTCAAGTGTCGAGCCCTAAAGAAATTCATTCCTTATGACGGGTTCTATCCAGCCAATAGGTGCATCCAGTTAGGAACACTCTTTTCTCAGTCTTATAGTAAGCATGTCAACAACTATAAAGACCTAGACGATTATCCCACCGCTGATACCACAACTGCCACCGGCACAGCACAGATGGACAATACACAGGCAAATGTTTGGAACACATACCTACAGCCATTTATGAAGCCAGGAATTCTTTTCAATGCGATTAAATCAGGAGTAGCAGTCGACTATCCAATTTTTACAGGAAGTTTCAGCACTATTGATTTAGATGGAACCATACCAGGGGGCACTGACGAAATACCGTACACAGGTTCTTTCATTAACGAACTGTTCTTCCACAAGAGAATTCCATTCGAGGCTCTTATAAATCCAGAATTTCATATGAAAAAAACACCGATTGTTAATATGGATCCCCATCCATCAGCAAGCACAAACACTACAGCGTCTTGGGATGGCCAAGGCAATGTTCTATATAAGCGAGCTATGAATAACTTTTTAGCAGAAGTTCCGGAATTCTTCCTCAAGGGAAGCAACATGACAGCGTTTGTTTCGGCACCAGAAGAAGAGTTTGATGTAGCAATATCCGGTAAAACCTACTCTGCTCTCGTAAAGCTAGAAAAATCAACTAAAACCCACGATCCCGTATATTATTCAACAGTTGACGATAAATGGTCCAAAGAAACCGGCGATTTTATAATAGATGATCCAATCTCTTACGCACCAGAAACTATCACGATGTATGACAGGCCCTCCGCATTTGGCCCACCATCAACTGCCCAAATAGTCTCTTCTAGTGTCTATGGAGTAGATCTCGATCACGACGGCTCAGGATTGCTTAAAAATCACGGAGGCTCAAACAATGGATATAATATGCCCTTCACCCCACCCTACTATGATGGGAGCGCTTGGGCAATAATGTCTTTTACCACACCAGCAAGCTGGACAGAATCTAGAATCCCAACTGTTGACGACATCACTAATAATTTAGATATTCAATATATTCGAGCGCTCACTGGCGCCAACGCTACTACACTAAAGGCAGATTACGTTACAAATAATTTTGAATATAACTTATTCAATGTATCGAGGGTATATCCACACGATAACCTTATTCCTGCTTACGCCGGCGTCCTCGTCAAAAATTATTCTTTTATTACAGCCGCAGCCACAATAACCATTTCGGTACCGGGATATGCGGATGTTGTTGGAACAGAAGGGGCTGACTGGATAGCGGCCACTAGCGATATTGCCACAGCCGAAAGTATATGCGACTGGATCAACGGACTTTCTCATCCACGTCTCGCCGGATCATACTATATACTCTCCCTAATGACCGACGCGACGGCAATTATTGTAGCAAATCCTGCGCCCGACAGTGACGCGGGCGAAACTTTTCAAATAAGTTGTAGTTCTAGTACATTGGGAATGTGTGTTGTTGATGGTGTTCCAGGATTATCCCTAGCATGTACTGGGTCCGGCGATTCTGCGAACTTCTACAATGGCTCCGAAAACAACCTAGATTGTAGTACCTCTCCGACGAGGGAGGAAGTTTTATCATGGATTAAGCTTGGCGAGATCACTGATTCACCCCTCACTGGAAGTGAAATTGCATATATACACAACGGAGTCTATACGGAGAATATTTCTAACCCATATTATAACATGCTTTATGGTCCTCAAATGGGAGGAGTCCTAGTCTATTCCCCGGATAGTGCAGGCCATTATAATGTTTGTACATCATCCCTTGATATCATCAACCAAAACGCAATGCAACTTTCTGCATCCGTTAATCTCCGTCAGAAAATTAGTACACCATCTACGGTATACAACGCACTAACCGGTGAGTCCCTAACTGTCGATGCTGATCCAAACAAGAAAACACAGCGATGGGCAATACAAACTAAGTTTGAAACACCAATTCTAAACTTCATTGACTCAGATATAACTCTACCAACTCACGGTTCAGAGTCTTGTGCAAGAGGAATGTGGCATCAATACGGGAGACTCCCAAATCAAACAGGAGAAAATCCAGAAGGAGTATTTCTTGAGATAAGTGATGTACCAGAAGCCCTATATAACACTCTTGGTATTACCCAACCAGAATCTCTAGCAACTTTAGTTGGTTTTGAAACAGGAAAGTCTCCTCTTGGTCAAGTAGCAGAATCAAAAGAAATTAGTGAAGCAGTTGTGGCTGTTCCTTTTATAATCAAAAATGGAAAGAAGAAGTTCTTTAAGCTTCCAAAAATTACAACACAGAAATACATCGCACAAGATAAAAACAATAGCCTAATCCAAAGTGTGCCAAATACAGTTTCCAAAATGGTGAGAAAAATGGGTAACTACATGTTCCCGCCAACAATGGATTTCTATAACAACGAAAGCATTGATCCATTTGCAATGTATATTTTTGAGTTCAAGCACACACTGTCTCAACAAGATCTAGCAGACATTTGGCAGAACCTACCACCAGAAATAGGAACTAAGTTCGAGGAACAAGAAGTTTCTATTAGTCATCCTCTGTTATCATCACTATTATCACCACAAATGAAGCTACTATCTTCCACAAAACTCAAACAAGGTAAGCTACGCTGGATGGTTTTCAAAGTTAAAAAGAAGGCAAAGAAAGATTATGGAAGCAAGGTGTTTGGAACAGAAACGATAGAAAGTCCAATTGGAACAGCCCCGGCACCATCAATATCTCTTGATGGAGACAATATAGTAAGCAAAAATAATGTCCCATCTTATAGTTATAACTGGCCTTATGACTATTTCTCCTTAATAGAACTAGCACAAATAGAAGAAGAAATAACCTTTGTTGAAAAGCCACCATTTCTATTATCGGAACCTGAATCAGCGCTTAACTCAACAAACTCAGATACTTCAGGTGTAGGTGGCACCGATGTTGATAACCTGAGCCCCCTAGAAGAAGAGGAAGAACTATAATGCAATTTTTTAATAAGAAAGAACAAGTCATTGATTTACAACTTACACAATATGGAAAACACCTCCTCTCCGTAGGAAAACTAAAGCCAGTTTACTATGCGTTCTTTGACGACAATATTTTATACGACATTACTTATGCAGATGGCTCAGAAGAACAAAACGATATAGAACCGAGAATACAAGAAAACACACCACAGATTATGACGCAACATGTCTTTAGTGGTCTCGAAACAAGCTTTAAAAGATTTTATGATGAACAATTTGATTTAGGAACCTCCGAGAATAGAGAAGGAGATCCCAATACAAACGAAATGGATAGAATCCAGATTCCCCCAACAGAGGAAAAGCTATTCTCTTTAACTCAGCCACTAGGAACAACACAAGTATACAATGACAGAGCGCCCTCTTGGGATATCGCCATGTTGGAAACAGAAATTAGCAGTTCGTCAGGAGTATTAGGCGGAGATTACCAAAATCAACATATCCCACAACTAGAAATAAATGCAGTTCATACTTGGAGATTATCAGATATAAAAAACCCATCTCCAGCAGACATTAGTTTAGCAGGAAACGATTATAGCTCTCTAGTACAAGCCGACGAATTAAACCAAGGCCTGACTTCTGATGGAAGATTTTATATTATTACACCAGAATTTGTCCTAGCCCAAGTCCTAGAAGAAAACAACGACTTTCAAACAGAGAATTTCGATATTGAAGTCTTTAAATATTCTGATGATGGAAAAGAACTTACGCCATTAAGTTTTAAAGCGAAAGAAGATAATATAAATTCTCAAGGAGTTTTGGAGATCCCGAAAGAAAAACCATTTGCCAATACCAGTGTAGATGATACTTATGTAGAATACTATTTTGATATTCTTGTGGATGGAGAAATAGATGAAAAGACCATTTGTGAAAGCGTTGGAAAACTTAAATCCCGAGGATTCTTAAGAGATGAGGCATTCAATTGTCAAGAGTTTATAACAAAACCAGTGAAACTAGATATCTACACAGATGGCACTCAAGCAAACGTTTGTTCTACCGATGATCCAGACAAGCCTCCTCAAGCATAGAATACTAGAAAACAAAACTCAGGGGCAGCACTATTTATAAAGAAGGAAAAGGTTTTAATGTCTGAAGTATCTGATAAAATTAATGAACAAGTTGGTGAATTTTTACCAAATGTCTATTTTAAGCAAATCAGAGTAGATAAAGTAGTTGATACAGATTATGCGAAAACAAATAATTATCAGAAGAGCAAAATTATCTCTTTTGACAGCGGTATTCTGAGAGTAGAAATAGATTATGTAATAAAAGATTACATTAATGCAGATGGCGAAACAACTTGGTTTTATAATTCTGATGTAGTAAACCACATGAGAGTTCAGTTTGCTTGTTCAAAGTCAGAAACGGAAACACAAGAATTGTCCTTTTTGTCTGTAATAAAAAGCTGGACTTCTAACATAAGAAAAATAGTTCTAAGAGATAAAGCTAACATAGTTTCCAAACACAACCAAATAGTTATAGGAGAACAGATTGCTCAACTAGAGGAATTTCTAGCAGATAACGAGTTTTATCAATCACGAGCACCAGGAACTGGGCTTAGGATAATCAATTCCGGTAGGTCTTCCCACTTAAAAAATCTTGCAGAACTGGGATCTCAGTCTAGATCAACATACCTCAAAATTATTGAATCCATAAATTCTCGTGCAGATGCATATACAGATGATATAACTGAAATAAATTCATACGACACCGACACCGATGACAAAGATCTATTCCCGAGAACCCTAATCGATGACGGCGAAGACATCTCGGATTATTTTATTAATAATTCAAATGAAAGAAACAGATTTGTTAATATACAAAAAACATTAGTTCATACTATCTACATAGATAAATTAGGTGATTCACTTGAGCACTTATCTTACTTTGTATTCGTATATCTAGATCTGGACTCGATAGCAGCATCTTACGGAATAAGCTTAGAACCAGAGCAAACCGGAGTTTTTTCTAATATTAAGGGAGATGTCTCATCTTATAGCATTATTTCGGATGGCACCCTAAACTCAACAGAAAAGATCGTTGATAAAAGATATGTCTCAAAATCACCACTTCCTAACAACATAAGCTCTTACTGGCAATCCCCTGATCTAGAGTACGCCATGCAAAGCAGGGAAGCTGTGGATGAGGCAAATACCTTTTCCGTTCGAGGAGCAATAAGAAACAGCAGATTAAAACCACAAGATATATTCGTTCAAATTCCAGAAAAGTATGTATCTGAATGTTATATCGCAATGCAAGAAGATCGAGAAGTAAACGGCTCTTTCTTCGTAGATTTCCGAGGTATTGTCACCAAAAACGCATTATTCGGAGGCCTCGTAAATATGGGCCTCCCGGCCTCAAAAGTTAACGAAATTTACGGATTATGTAAAATAAAAGAAATCAAAATAACCAGAGAAAGAGTTGAAGAATTAAGCAGCCTAAACCAACTTGGATCCAAAAATGTAGAAATCACAACTTACGAACCAAACCTAAACTTGCCCACAACGATTGCTTTAGCAGGTGAAGTTGATGGAGTTTTAAAAGCATCTGATGGAAGCCCAGTTAACCTAAAACAAATATCAGGATCAAACTTTAAGTTATTGGGAAATACAAACCCAGCAATACAGAGTAGTGGTGTTAGGTTTTATACTTTCCAAGATAAAAGTACCAGAGGATTATCTTACGGAAAATATAGATACACGATTGAAATGACGATCCACGACGGAACTGTTGATTATTTAAACAATACTTTGAAAGACCTTAAAAGAGCAAAAGCGATAGCAAAAGAATATTATGATACAGCCTCAACAGTTGGAGGTACTACGGGTTTCTATAATAAGAAAACTCTTCAATTTACAACAAAGCTATCTGATTATTATTCTTATAAGGATACCGACACTTATAAAGAGATAAAGCCATGGAATGAAACAGTTAGTTTATATCTGGGAGTCCTTACAGCAATTAATCCAGACTCCTCTTCTTCCGAATTAGCCGACGCCAAGCAATCTATTTTATCTTCTATTAGACCCTCAACAGGAAACTTAAATGCTGTATCTGAATATTTAGAAGTTTTAAACAACCTCATCGATGAAATGGAAGATGTGTTGGGCACTCGCCTACAATCAGATGACGAACAGAACTTTACTCAAAGATCCGCAAGTTCTAGTAATCGTGGAGACTCCTTAAGCATGAAAGCTAAAAAAGCTTTTAAGACGATAATCGATGTCGATAAAACAAGCTCTGGCTATAATTTCCTCAACTTACCAGATGAAAACGAAAAAGGAATCCAGGCATACACTGTATCTGATTTTATGAAGCGAGCAAAAGATGAAATATTGACATATTGGACAAGCTCGGCGCCATCTTTCAGCTTCTCTTCAGAAGATAAACCTTTTCTCACAGATTTAGAACAAAACAAATATATTTATTTTAGTCCATCAAGGATCATATTGAACAAAAATAAAGAAAGTATAGTTGAGCGCACCACACCCGGCACCGAAGTCTTTAATGAAGATACATTTAATTTGGTTGGAGTTTCCTCCGAACTAGAAATGGGAGCCTCAACAGCCAAGAATAACATATTAGAGTTTGAAGGCGACGGAGAATCAACAAAAAGAATAACAATCTACGATAATTTTTTAAATACCTTTGGTGTTGAAATCAACGACAATAAGAGAAAAATCGATACGAATAAAGCGCTAACACCCGCAAATATGTTCGACGAAGATACAGACCAACTTACAGATGATGAAATGCTAAGACAAGAGGCAAACATAGATATTCTAACGAACGAACAGCTTGGAAGTGATATTAATAAGGTCAAAAACATCGAATTAATTTATCAAGCAATCTCCAGTATTTTTGTGAAAGAAAGAAGAAAAGATAATAAATCCAATTTAAGCGCAGAAAGCTATGATCTGGAGAATGACCAGAATGTCATAAATAAGTTAATTCAACAAATGGAAATCGAGGTATTGGGTGGATCCCCCACATTCGGAGACCCCACAGCAGAACAAACAGCGTCAAAGCTTATCCCAAATCAAATAAAAAGCCTGATTTCAGATATGTCTGGGATGATTTCTTCAGAATCTCTAAGAAAAAGTTGGAAATTAGAAGAAATTGATGTTGTTAATGACTTTAGATATAGCCAGGTATTTCGATATAGTTATGGAACTCTATGTAAAATAGAATATTTAAGCGGGTTTAGTAACTCTATCGTATCTATTTTTGGAAAGCCAACTTGGAAAACAATGGATTTTACTTTCCTAGACAGCACACTAAGCAAGGATGATATTATTCTATGTAGAATATCTAGATATTCCAACTCAACTTTGGGCATTGGCTTAGACAGCGATAATCTTCCATTGTATAATCAATACTTTTTGTTAGAGAAGGAGGAAGCCTAAATGGGAACTCTTGAGAAAGAGGGTGATGGTTCTAGCTCTGCCGGAGGCGGAATTGACGAAAAGATACCGGGAACTGATACCGGGAAGGGGTCAGGCCCGCTTGACGAGTATGAAACCGACCCCAAAGACGCACCACCAAGGATTGATTCTCCTACTCCTCCTGCTCCGAAAGAAGATACGGAAGAAGATATTGCATCTGTACCGTTCTATACTGGTCCGCCAAGTATTAAATATAACATAAGTTGGGAAGAACCAGAAATAGAAATTATTACACCGTCGAAAATGCCATTTATTAAGGCAACTCAGATAGTTAATTATATACAAAGCAATACGACAACCGGCACACCAACCGCAAAACAATTTTATGAGAAAGTTGCATCTGATACCGGCTTCGTTCTTAGTGGATCATGGGAAGATAGCGTAGGTGGCCACAAATATTTAAACAACAACCCAGAACAGTATTATTTCAACATTGACACCGAAAACGTAGAGCTTCTCACAAATAACACAAAATCAAATTTGGACTACTCTTCCTTTTATCTTAAGGCATTATTCGATTATAATTTTCTATCCAAGAAATATGAGGAAGGCATCACGACAGTTTCAGAAAGATTGCTGCCGAATCAGTACGGCTTAATCTTGACAACTCTCGCAAATGATTCTAAAATTGAAATTTCCAGTTGGTTAAACAGTGCTTATAGAGATTTGGGCCTTTCTATTAGTCCATCAAAAAATGAAAAAACAGCAAATGATATTTTTGAGACCTATTATGAAAGATTACCAACTCTGTCTTCCCAGACCCGAGGAGTAACCACCCGTGACCTCACTCTCACCTTATCCAACCACATGAAAAACGTCATATTTCCAGCTAGCAGTAAGGGCATCATGGAAGAGGGTATGATAGAACACTATTCTTTTCCGATGTCAACAAACATAGAATTTAATACAGATAGCTCAACTCAGTTCGCACAATCTCTACAAAATGCAAAACTAGGATCCGCATTAATAAATTATGCTCAAGATGGATTTACTGATGAATCGGAAAGAGTAAACATTACAACAAGAAAAGAGACCGCCCTCGATTCAAAGAACGATAAGGATAATCATCTTAATGGTAATTTTATTCAAGAAACAACCTCCTCGAAAAGAACAATAAGTATTTCTGATTGGTGGGAAAAAGATTGGTTCGGCGGATCCCCAACTGGAATTAATTTTGATGATCAATTCTTTGTGGGATATAAATCTGAAGAAGATATCTCTGAGAACGATATTAGCAAAATAACAAACAAGTTTGCAAAGATAATTTCTTGGATTGCCTTCGCAGGTGGCCTAAAACAAATAGTCAAAGATCATTTCATATCAAACATGTGCGATATTTTCGAGGCTAAAAAAACAACATATTCAGAAGATGTTATTTATAAAATAAGTAAGTTCGCAGGAATATCAACTGATGGAGAAGAACTACAGAACTTTTGGTTCTCCAATTCAAATGAAATCGATGTAATAAGATTTTTTGATACACAAGTTAAATTTAACACAGATTACACATATAGGCTAACAACATACAAAATGGCGATAGGAACAAAATATGAAAGAAAGGAATTAATAGAGGTGGATTCGGTGGCACCTCCTCCCGGCGCCGCCCTTGCGCTAGAGGCACCTGGAATAGAAGACTATAAATTTAAAGCAAAAATAAAATATGAACTAGAACCAGATGTTCGCCTAATAGAAATCGACCAATTAACATTCGGAGGCAAAATAATAGATGATCCTCCAGTGGCACCAGAAGTTAATTTTATTCCGTACAGAGGAGTCAACAACAAGGTGCTACTATCTCTTGACTCCGCAGTCGGAGAATATAACTTAGTTCCCATAACCTTTAATGATTTAGAAAGAGATTTAATAAATCAAATAAGAATAGCACAAGCTAGACCAGATCCAAAAACCCCAATCAGGTTTTCGTCTGATGAAGGAACAAAATCGTTTGAGGTTTATAGAATGGAGGAGCCTCCACAAAACTACAACAGCTTCGCGAACAAGCTACTGTACACACTGTCAAGCCAGGATTATTCATCAGCCGAGATTATAGACAATATAGAACCAAACAAGAAATACTATTATACATTTCGTTCAGTTGATTATCATAACAAAATCTCAAACCCCTCTGCGGTATTCGAATATATTTTAATAGATGCAGATGGAGCAGTTTATCCAGAACTAAAAGTTTATGATTTCAATATTAAGTCACCAAAAGTAGCGACAAAGAGTATGAAAAAACTACTTAGAGTAGTACCAACCTTCGCACAGTCCGCCGTCAACTATGATAGCATGGACTTTGATTCGACACCAACTCTTGGAACTACCGGAGGCGAAAGCCTTTTTAGTTCAGAAAATAATCCTTCAAAATTCAAAATAAGGCTTACTTCGAAGAGATCGGGCAAACAAATAGACTTTAATGTTGGATTTATACTAAAAGAGAAGAAATGAAAACAACAATAGAACTATTTACTGATAATACTATTTACATTAGGAGAGTTATAAATGGGCTTTTTAGATAATTCAGGCGACATCATACTAGATGCCGTATTAACAGACACCGG